TAAGGGTTACTGTCAAGCCTAATGGGTCCGTTAACGACCTTGCTCGTTTTGAGGTTACTCAGAAGGCTTTCGATGCATTCTCCGTGAAATTTAGTGCTGTAGCGCGCACTAACCCTCGTAGTGGGTTCAGCTTTGTTTGGTCGGCCGAGGAGATTCCTCCGCCTATGACCCGAGCTCTCACTATCGCGCAGCTTGCGAAGACCTCTAACAACCTGGTCTGGATTGCTGTGCCCTCTAGTTCACTTGTGCGAACAGGTAACATCCAAGCACATGGTGAGACCATTGCCTTGGAACCTACCAATGGGCTTCTACGCCAATCTGCTAGGTATTTCACCCATAATGTTTCCACCATGATTAATGGTGGATCCTGTGGCCTTCCTGTCCTTGACGCGATGAATAATCTCGTCGGAATCCAGGCCGCTGGTACGCAGAAGAATGTTAAAGGATCCAACTGGAGCGTGTACGTGTATGACGAACTCGAACTTCTCCAGGCTTCCGCCGCTACCCATAGCGGTGTTGCTCCTTTAAACTTGTAGACCCCCTTGCCGGCTTCTTTGCCGGCAAACCCGGGGGTTTGAGATCCGTTCGAGTTCACCCGTTCGAACCCTCTTACCTCACACTGCATGAACCCAAGTTCGACGGGAAGTATCCTCTTCCTGTCCTTGGTCGCATCAAGCCCTACCCACTTTTTGGTACGAAGTACCATACCGATACCGAGTTGCGTGATCTTTTCGCTGAGGAATTCACTGGCAATTATGGACTTGCTCAAACCAAGAACATTAACCAGATCATTGAATCCTTTGGCAGGTATGCCACACGTGACTATGATAGGGATTTTGTTTCACAACATCTCCCGACTGCGCTATCCGCCACAGTAGATGTAGTTCCTAAGGTACACCCTGTTAAACTTACACCATCTCAAACGATTGGTGCAACAAAGGGTGAGAAATCCTCAGGTTTTCTCTGTCTTGGCACAAAATACAAATTCCATTCCAAATATCTCGAGGAAATGCTCGAGGCTCTTGCTGACCCCAGCTCACTTTTGGAGTGTGTCCCGATCTATGTGATCATCTCTAAAGACGAAGTCCGCGATGTGACTAAACTCTGTCGCGACCTCGCATTCCCCCCCACGTGGTTCTCCGATCTGGCGACCATGTACGAGAAAGATTTCTTTCTTACCACAATGGGAGAATGGTATAACTCCCCGATCAAACTTGGCATACCTATCCCCCAAGGGTGGCCCCAAATCGTCGATGGTTTACTGAGATTTCGGAATATCTCTGTAGACTTTGTGCTCGCCGAATGGGATGCCAAACAATTTGATCGATCTCATCCTATTGAGATTACTATGAGTTGGCACCAGCTCATGGCACTCATGAATTGTTTTGTGGATCTCTATCCGCAAGAACAACGTGTGCTCGCCTATCTTTGCTTTTGGTCCTGTGTTAGGATCGTTTACCTACCAGACGGACGACTTGTCCTTGTCATTGCCGGGATTTATTCCGGTGACGTTTCCACTAGCAACAAAAACACTTACTTCCACATCATCCGACTGGCACTATGCTGGCATCACATCCTTGGAACCATTTCAGGTTTCCGTAAATGGATGGCTACCAGCGGCATTTGCCTTTTTGGAGACGACGGTGTGGCATCTTTCGGTTCTCCGGAGGCCCTTCGCTTCCTCTCGGGATTATCTAGCGCGTGGAACACGCTATATGGTGCAGCACTGAAAGTGCATACATCTACTTGTATCTCAGGGGTATCTTTTTTGGGCAAACGGTCTCTTGGAGACGACCGCTTCTTCCGCTACGTTCCTGTTTCTTCTGACTTGGACCGGCAGATCTCTTCGTTGGTGCTCAAAGGCAAACGAAGTATGAC